TTCTGCTCCAGGGAACGATGCGGTTCGACGTGAACCATCACTCGCTTGGCAGCACCTCGGAGGTCGGCCCCGTGGTCGCCCTCAAGACCGCCTGAACCACCCTCTAAGGAGTACCCAAGAAGATGATCCACGCTCAGAATGACAAGGTTGTGGCCGCCCTTCCGGCTGCCGTGACCGCATCCAGCGAAACCGCCACGATGACGATCGACACGGTCGGCTACGACCATGCAAGCGTCACCGTGATGCGGGCCGCGAACGCCGCGACGACCTTTGCCTCCGTGCTGAAGGTCGAGGAGTCGGACGACAATGCGTCCTACTCGAACGTCACCGCCCTCGTTGGCGGCGGCGCCGGCGGCTTTACGATCCCCGCAGTGACTGCCACCGGCAGCGTCGCGATCGTGAAGCTCGACGTTGATACGAAGGCTCGGAAGCGCTACCTCAAGGTCAGCATGACCCCGAGCACTGCGGTCAACGTGGCGATGTCGGCTCGGCTGTCCCGCGGCGAGGTGGCTCCGGCCACTGCCGCCGAGGCCGGCTGCATCGGTGTGGTCAAGGGCTGATTCCCGTTCAAGCGGGACGGCCAATGACCGGCCGATGAAGGCGCAAGGACGCGCGCCCGCTCCTTCAACTAGGAGCGTTTGATGCTGCTGCGGATTGGTAATGTCGAGGCTGAAGTCAAAGTCGCGGCGGTGATGAGCACCCCGCGACTTGGCTTCACCGACAACTTTTTCTGTGTCTCCCAGGCTCTCGCCCCGCACAAGATCGCCCCGATCAAAATCACGGGCGCATTTTGGGGCCAATGCCTCCAGCGGGCCTTTGAGCAGGTCATCGACACGCACGACGTCATTCTGACGTTCGACTACGACACGATCTTCACCGCGAAGACGGTCGAGGCTTTGCTGGCATTGATGATGCACAGCGGCGTCGATGCCATCGCCCCGCTCCAGACGAAGCGGGAGGCGAACGCGGTGATGTTCTGTCCGCTCGGCCACAAGCCGGACGACAAGCTGAACGTCGAGGACGACTGGTTCTCGAAGCCGGTGCAGCGGGTGCGAACGGCCCACTTCGGCGCGACGTTCCTGCGGACTGCGGCGCTCAAGAAGGTGATGAAGCCGTGGTTTCTGGCGAAGGCCGGAGACGACGGCGGGTTCACGAGCAATCACGTCGATGAAGACATCGCATTCTGGCACGCCTGGGAGGCGGCAGGGAACACGCTCGGCGTCGCTACCCATGTCAGCGTCGGCCACGCCGAACTGATGATTACGTGGCCGTCCAGAAGCGTCGATGGCGGCAAGGTTCACCAGCACACGACGGACTACTGGAACAACCAGCAGACGCCGCCGAAGGAAGTGTGGGGGTTCGTGGCATGAGAGTTCGCATCAAGAAATCGTTCGCCGGGTATCGCATCGGGCAGGAGTTCGACTGGGGCGATGGAATGGCACGGATATATCTCGGCAGGGGTATGGTCGAGCAAGTGACAGGTTCGGCCTCCGAACCTGTCACTGCCCGCCCTAACACCGAGGAGCCGAAGGCACCGACCCGCACCAAAAAGGCCACCCCCAAATGACTGTCACCATCCGCTACGGCCAGCCTGAGTTTCCTTCCAGCGGCATCACGCCGTATCGGAGTCTCCGCGTCCACACCGCTCCGGCTGTCGAGCCCGTGACGCTCGCCGAGGCGAAGGTGCAGGCGAAGGTGGACATTTCGGATGACGATGCCTACATCACCTCGCTCATTACGATGAGCCGCGAGTACATCGAGTCGATTCTCGACATTTCGATGATTACGCAGGTTCTGGAGGCCCGCTACGACACGTTCCCCCTCTGGGAACTGATCCTGCCTCGCCCGCCGATGGCGCCGGCAACTGTCACGGTCATCTACCGCGACGAGGCTGGCAACGAGAATACGATCACGTCCACAGCCAACGCCTTTCAGGTGGACTCCTACGCGACGCCTGGACGCATCTATCCGCTCTATAACGGCGTCTGGCCGGCGGTTCGAGGCGACGAGAATAGCGTCACGGTGCGGTGGTCTGCCGGCTACGGGGCCAGCGGGGCCAGCGTGCCGGCTGTTCTCAAGCAGCTAATCCTGCTTCAGGTCGCCCACCTCTACGAGCATCGGCAGCCTGTCGTCGCCGGCTATTCGCAGGTGCTGCCAGTGCCGCAGACATTCGACACGTTGCTGGCTGCAAGCGGCTGGGGCGGCTACCGATGAGCGTCACGGCGCAGGTGCGAGCGAGCGTCACCGCACGGCGGGCGACGACGAGCGGCCTGTCGGTGGCGATGGAAGAGCATCCGATTGAGTTCAACGTCGATATCGGCGACTGCACGAAGGTGTGGAGCGACCGCAGGACGTTTGTTGCGATTGCTGAGACGGGCGGATTTGACGAGATCGACTTCGCGTCCATCGGCGTGTCGGCCGTCAAGCTGCTCGCTGTGAAGAACCTGTCGAAGACGGCCCAGATCGCCCTGTCTGCCGGCTGGACGGGCTCGCAGTTCAGCCTATTCAGGCAGGACGTCACGTCGTGGAACTTCTCGCCAATGATAAACCTGGGGAGCCTGACGCTGCGCGGGTATCCGATCCGCGAGGGCGGGGCGATGCTCCTGTCGTGCCCGAATTCAGGCGGCTTTGCAACGACGAGCGGCGGCAGCATCCTCCGCATCGGCGGCACGGCTGGGCAGCAGTACGAAATCTACGTGATGGGGGTATGAGATGCCGCTGAATGCACAACTGACGCTGTCAATCATGGCCCACGAGACGTCGAGTGGCGACCTGTCGCGGACGCTGCGGGCGACGCCGGCTTCGTATTCGCTGTCGCTCGCGGATGGCACTGGCGCGAACCAGGCACAGGTGGTGTGGAGTGCGTCGCGGACTGCCGCAACGACTGGCGAATCTCTCGACCTTCGCTCGCTCTCCGACACGAGAGACGGGGCGGCGGTGACTGTGTCGTTCACAGCAGTGAAGGCGATCTATGTGCGAAACACGCACGCGACGAACTCGCTGCTGATTGGTGGATCGACAATCGGTGGCTTTGTCGGCCTTCCGTTTTCTTCGGGGCTCGCCGCCGCTCCGGGCGGCGCGTATTTCTTTACCTCACCGAGCGGCTCTGGCTTCGCCGTGAACGGCAACTCGTGGATCGCGCGATTCACTGGCTCCGGCGGCTCCTGCACCTACGACATCGTCCTCATCGGCGAGGGCACCGTAACGTGATTATCGGAAAGCTCTCCGAGCGGATCACCATCAAGGCTCCAAACGAGCAGCGTGGCCTCTCCGGCGAGGCTACGCTGAACTGGGACACGACCGTCGCCACCGTGTGGGCGGAAGTTGGCGGCCTGTCGAGCCGAGACATCCTGCAAGCCCAGCAGGCGAACGTGATCGCGACTCACCGCATTCGCATCCGCCACCGCTCCGACGTGACGCACCTGCACCGCGTGCTGTGGCGTGGACGGACGATGGAGATTGCGAGCGTCGTTGACCGAGGCGGGAGAGAGTATCTTGAGATTCTGGCGCGGGAGGTGACGTAGGATGGCTGTCAACATCCCAGGAACACTGCCTCGCGACGTCGGCGACGGCCAAACCGGCTCGCAGCGGGCCGGCGGATTCGTCACGGTCCAGACGTCCGGCGTCCGCGACCTCGCCAGATCACTGCTTCGCGCCGCGACGGCGATGGGCCGCGACGCGACAAAGCCGCTGACGGACGCAGCCAAGCAGGCCGCGGCGCCGGTCATGGCGGCCTACAAGTCGAATATCAACAGCGTCACGGGCAACCTGAAGCGAAGCGTGCGTGTGCAGGCAGGCAAGAAGAAGTACGAGGGCGTCGGCATCGCCGTCGCCGGCCCAGTTCATGTCGTGAATACCGACGAATGGGACGTGCTGAAAAAAGGGGCGGGAAACCACGCCTGGCTCGTCGAGTTCGGAACGGGACGCAGAAAGCCTGGTTCGCAGAATCGCCGCACCTACGTCAATGTCCACCAGTCGATCAACGGCCGGATGAGCCGCGTGGCGAACGAGCGAGGCGGGCTAGCGTTCGACAACGAGAAGTTCGAGAAGATGGGCCGTGGC